AGCGCCGCCGCGAGTCGTCTTTCGCGTACCTCACGGGCGTGAATTGGGGCGCTGCCTAAGCGTCTAGGCCCAAGGGGCCTGTCTTAGGGCAGGCCCCTTTCACATAGACAGCATAGGGAAAACTATGAAAGTCGAGATCCAGATGAAGGATGGCAGCGTCAAGGAGCGGAGTACTAGCCACGCTCGGGCAATGGTTTTCATCGGACGCGCGCAATACTTGACCCGGGATCTCACGGCGGTGCAGGGCGCCTTGGTGAGCGCACAAGTTGAGCCGGCGGCCGAGCTTGCGGGCAGCGACAGCGGCAACAAGCGCCGCGGTCGTCCGCGAAAGGCTAAGCCCGAGGCTGCAGAATGAAACTGTTCGGTCTCCAGATTCAGCGCGCCGAGAAGCAACTCCAGCCGGTCTCTTCGGGTTGGAATTGGGGTAGTCGCTTCTCCGGGCTGATGCCCTGGATCAGTGAGATCTTCCCGGGCGCGTGGCAGAACAACGTTGAGGTCAAGCCGGAAGACTGTCTCAGCTCGCCTATTGTCTATGCCTGCATCACGCTTATCTCGAACGACATCGGGAAACTCCGAGCGCGCTTGGTAAGGAAAGATGCAAACGGGATTTGGACCGAGAACGACGGAAATTCGCCGTTCTGGCCAGTGCTTCGCCATCCCAATCACTTTCAGAACCACATCCAGTTCAAACAGTGGTGGGTGATGTCAAAGCTCCGCCACGGCAACACGTATGCCCTCAAAGAGCGAGACGCCCGTGGTGTTGTTCGTAGCCTGTACGTACTGGATCCCGGCCGCGTCACTCCGTTAGTTGGTGATGATGGTTCGGTCTACTACCAACTCAGCCAGGACAACTTGGCTGGCGTGGAAGAACTTGGCATAACGGTGCCGGCTAGCGAGATCATCCACGACAGGATGAATTGCTTGTATCACCCGCTGGTCGGAATTTCCCCCCTTTATGCGGCTGCCATAGCGGCAGGCGTGGGGATCAAGATTCAGAACAACACCCTTCGCTTCTTTAACAACAGCGCAAACCCGGGTGGAATCCTCGTGGCGCCCGGAAATATCTCGCCTGAGAACGCGAAGATGATCAAGGCCCAGTGGCATTCCAACTATGCCGGTGTCAACCCCGGGAAGGTTGCTGTCATTGGCGACGGC